CATAGCTATAAGCTTTTTTGAACCCCCGGTAAAACCGGGGGTTTTCGGGGTACAAAAAAGCCGCCGCTCAGGACGAACCTGAACGGCGGTTTATGTTTTCTTGTCATCCGTCTTGTCATCCACTTAGAATTCAGGGTGACAAATGGGTGACAAATCGTGTTTTTGAGCCATTTGGCAAATATTGATAAATTTTCTGAATATTAGAAAACCGCGTATTTTAGCCCTTCATAGCCTCTTCAACAGATACTGCAACAGCAACAGTCGCACCAACCATCGGGTTGTTGCCCATGCTAAATGCATTTTATTTTTTATATCAAATTAAGATTTCCCAATGCTTAAATACAATGGAAAATGCGTTGTTTTCTCGAATCGTCGGTTTTAAATCGTTGTTTTCTGATTCGTTCCAAATTTTATTGAATAGAATCAGAATGTGGTCAAAATGTGGTCAATCAGAAGAATACATATCTTCCAATATCATTGCGGCTTTATCTTCTTGTGATTGTGTGATGTGCTCATAAATGTTCAGAGTAGTTTTGATGTCCTTGTGACCTAAACGCATCTGAACTGCTTTCGGAGAAAATCCGGCTTCTAACAGTTCTGTACAGTGCGTATGTCGCAGACTATGAAAGTCAAACTCAGGGAAGTCCAATTCCGTATGAATCACATAAGATGTGTGTTGCATCGTTCGTGGGCGTATATAGCTTCCATCGGCATTTACATTCAGAAAGAATATTTCCTCACCAATACCATCAGTATTCAATATATGTGGTTCTGGATCACTGGCAGCAGTTCGTTCCGGCGTTTCAAAATAGCGGCAGTAAAACTCCGCATATTCTTCACGGTTGCTTTTCTGCTGACTTTTCAGTTTTTCCAGTACCCCAAGTGTTTCGGAATCCAGCTGAATTGTCCGAAAACTATTATACTTGGGTTCTGAAAAATACAGGACGCTTTTTTGAAAAGTATCGATTTTCTTTTCGACATACTGAATTTGCCTTTGCACAGTCAATGTCTTTTTCTGAAAATCAATATCTTTCCATTGAAGTGCATACGCTTCACCAAGACGCAAGCCGCATCGATAGCCTAGCAACAACGGTAAATACGTAGAGCTGCCTTCCGGAAAACGTTGAAATATTTCTGCAATACGTTCTTTTGGAATGTAGCTTCTCTCTTTTCTGCGGCTTTTTACGTTTGGCTTTGCCGTACTCCGAGGTAGTTCCACTTCACACATTGGATTATCCTTGATAAAATGATTTGCTTTTGCATAAGCAAAAGATTTTGTCAGGATCCCTTTTACAACGGTTAATGTGTTCCTAGCATAACCGCTTTGAAACAGATCATAGATCATTTTTTGGATTGTAGCTGTTTGAATTGAACGAAGACGATATTTCCCGATATGTGGCTTAATGATATTCTTGACTTTTTTGCGGTAATTTAAAACAGTCGTTTCTTTTAGGTTCACTTCACAGTATTCCTTGAGCCAGTAGTCCATAAAATCCGCAACAGATAGTTCTGTAGGCGTTAATTTCAAGCCGCTGCTCTGGTATTCTTGATACGCTGCAATCCCCGCATCATAGGCTTCTTTCTTCGTGTGAAAGCCGCTCCGTGTGATCCACTGACGCTTTTCATCGACCATTGCACCTTCAAAACGATATGACCACCAATTGCCACGCTTTCGTGTCATAACTTTTTTTGACATTTTAATTTCTCACCCCCTTTCGCTGCTGGTTTAAAATATTAGTTCATTCCTCCATGCAGTCATACAATGTCGCACCATTTATGACAGACAGCAATACTTTGTCACTGCTCATGTCATTCATTACATTGATGCAAATAGATGCGTTGATGCCATATTCTTTTGATTTTTCATATAGAGCATCGCTTGTTTGTTCTATACCAGACCGCAACTCATTCCATTTCTGAGTGTCCCCGGTCAGCTTAGACTTTGTCACATCTACAACGATGCCGTCTGCCGTCAGATTGATCGTGTAATAATTCAGATCGCTGTCATACTGTACAGATACATCAGACAACCCCTCTTGATTTTGAAACGAATCTTCCAAGATGCCCCGAAACAGCTCCGGAGAAATCACACCACTGTCAGCCGGCTGTTCCGCTTCTGAACTGGACTGTGGCTTTACAGCAGCATCATTTTTGCTTTTTCCGTTAGAAAACAGCATACACAGCACTGTGATCACAGCGGCAACCACAACAATAACGACCAGACAGCCACACCCGGCACCCACTTTTCGTCCTGACGAATGGTGGGATTTTTTATGCCGTTTTTTCGCCTTATCCCATTGCCAGTCATCCGGATCCGGAAGATTCGGAGCAATGAAGTCCGGCTGCGGAGCTGGGAATGCTTTGCCGCAGTTGGTACAATGCTTTGCTCCATCCTCATTTTGCGTACCGCAATTCATACAGTATTTCATAGATTATCCCTGTGATTCTGAAATCATCTCATAGAATACATTCTCAGATATAATCTGAATATCTTGCCCCTCTAATGCAAGCTTTTCTGCTTTCTTTTGTTTCGAGCTTTTCCCGCCTTTTAGTGAACTACAAAAATCGTTGTTTCCGAGTATCAAATAATTCGTCTTTTTCGTAACGTTATCTGCATTGATCCCGCCGATATTTGCAACAATTTGCATTGCTTTTGCACGATCCATTTTTTCAAGCTTTCCTGTGAAAACGCAAACTTTTCCAAACAGCAAATGGTTTTCGTCAAAATTTTCAGTAGCAGCCAGTACATTTTTGGCTTTTATCTTGTTGTGATCCTTTTTTAAGCTAGTCAAATCGATACCATTTTCAATTACAATGTCTTTTAATTTCAGATAGCATTGATATGTCATCATGCAGTCTTCGGTTGCTCTATGCTGTGTAGCAAAATCAAAGGATAAATACTCAGCAATGTCTTTTAAGCGGTGATGCGATAATTGCGGCAATGCTTTTCTTGCAATTTGCAGAGTATCAACATAATCATTGCGAAATGGATTGCCATCGATTTTCATTTTATAATCATAGATAAAATTGATGTCAAAATTAACATTATGACCTATTACAATGTTATCTCCAACAAAACGTAGGAACTCTGGAAGTGCAGCATCTACACTAGGTGCATTTGTCAGCATTTCGTTTGTAATTCCCGTTAAACTTTCAACAAACTCCCCCACTTTTTCAACTGGCTTCACAAGAGAATGGAAAATATCTGCGATTTCATCATTACGTACAAGAACAGCAGACAGTTCAATAATTTCGCAGAATCTTGTATCTAAGCCTGTTGTTTCCAAATCAATCACCACATAATCCTGCGGTAATGTTGTTAAGCGATGCCCTTTCTTTCTGTATGTACTTTGACTATTGGAAATACTTTCTTCAGTAAGATCAGGAGTTTGCAATGCATTCTTTAAAGGAGATTCCCCGATAGAATACAAGTACACATCTATGATTAGATCGCAAATTTCAGCAATGCTGTTCAAAGAAGGCAAATCTATTTTCCAATGCCTCTGATTCTTATTTACAACATTAGAGAATCGGTCACTCGAAGTAAATTCTTTCGGACAACACCAAGTATCCAGAGAAATCCATACAGATTTTACACCAGCTTTTAATCTGCAAAAATCAGCACCCGGCTCCCATTCTTCTTTTGTCAATAAAGAAAGATAGCTGGAACTTCTGCGATCCAACGAGATTTTTGCAAAATCCAAGTTATTCGATTCAAAAGCCTTTTCTATTATTTTCAGAGCTATTTTTTCTTGCTCTGTCAATCCCAATGTATTCATCATTGTATTTTACCCCGTTTCATCTCAAAAAATCTTATCAAAATAGATCCAGCACGCTTTTCGCACCAGTTCTTCCGTCACATCGAAGTATTCTGCAAGTTGCCAAACTTCACAATACCCTTTTTTCATAGCAATTTCCATTTCCTCTTTCGGGATCAGCTTTTCACAAGCCCATCTGTCAGCACGGTATTCGTGGCGACTGATCAAATCAAAGTTGCTCCAACGATTATAAAATGCACCCTGTGTGCAGTGACCCAGCTCATGAGCGAGCCGGGTCTTTTTTTCTGCATTGGTTGGCATTTCGCTGTCGTCCATGCCAATATAGCAATCAAAATCATCGGTCTGTATCGACAAGGATTTTGTCTTTGGAAGCGGAAACGGTATGACTTCTATATTTTCAACGTCTGCAATATGATATAGATCATCGAGGTTCATTTTTTATCCTTTCGCTTATTTTCCTCACGCAGCTTGACCATTTCAGCAAACTGCTTGACCTCTGCATACATTTCATCGGTGATTCCATCAGCACCGTGGAATAAGGCAAATTTGATGTCTTTCTCCGACACAGAATGCCTTTCTTCATCGTTATCAACGAGATAATCTACGGAAACGTTGAAGTAGTTTGCAATACGCTTGATTGTTTCAATGTCAGGTGTCCGTTTTCCTGTTTCCCACATCGCAATTGTTCCGTTAGAAATAGAAAACTCATGTGCAAATTCTGCCTGAGTCAGTCCATTTATCGCACGCAATTCCTTTAATTTATCTGCAAACATAGATCTCACCTCCGTCTATTGTTATAATATCACAAACTGTTAGAATTGTCAATAAAATCGCTCACGTTTTGTGTATACTAACGAAAAGTTAGAATTACTATTGACATTCTAACGGAACGTGTGCTATAATCCTAACAGAACGTTAGCAATGCAGAGGTGACGAAATGATTTACATTAGAAACATCCGACTAGCACAAGGATTGTCACAAGTAAAACTTGCAAAATTGCTGCATGTAACACCAAACGCAATTAGCCAATGGGAAACCGGAGTGCGCAATCCAAGTTTGCAAAAAGTAAGAGAAATGGCAGAAATCCTGCACTGTACAACAGATGAGATCTTGAAAGGAGATATGTATCTATGCGAAAAGAAGACCTGACAGACGAACAGATTGAAATGGAAATCCAACGTCTAAGCAATTCTGAAGAAGTACAGATCGCACGAAGGGAACAGCGAATCAAGTACAAACGCCGCCAGTATCTGTATCAACTTCGGTACTACGAAAAAAGAGGAAAACAGCTGCTGAATGCAGGGGCAACACTGGAAAATCTGGAAGAGTTCCTGTACGGTGAGGTAATTGAAGATGCGTAAGATCTCATATCAAAAACCCGTATTCCTATGCAATCCAGAGAAGAACACCATTTGCCGCAAAGCCGCCTGTCAGTTGCAGTGCCGGCATACAACGCACCGAGAATTTGCACAGCTGGACAAGCACGGAAGTCCCATACAAGCGGACATTTTCAAGGAAGGAGTAACCCATGAGAGAAATCATTAAAGACGATGTGTTTACATCGAAAGACACGACAATCACTTTGCAGCCCATTCCAGAACAGCTGCTCACAGTAAAAGATGTCGCATCTTTGCTAAAATGCAACATTGCTGCGGTACATAAACTGCGACAAGCCGGCGTGATTCGCTTCATGAAGCTTGGTTCTTACAAGTGCCGTGTATCCACTTTTCTAAAGTTTTTGGAAGATTATGACGGACAAGACCTGAGCAGGTATATCCATGCCGATGAAGAACCTGAATGTACAAATAACGAGGTGTTAGCATGACCGCAGAAAATCGCGACAAGGTGAAGATGTTATTTGATCTCGTACTGATCGCAAACGATGTCCTGCCAGAGCAGGACAGGCTTTCTTTTGACTACTCAAAGGGTGAAATGTTCGCCACTGTCTACGCTATCGACACCAGTGAACCGGTATGCCGGCTTTTTTGGTGGGTTTACTATGAGCCGTCACGCATACCGAAAGCAGACCCGCCTGAGAAGCCGCACGAGTATCTGACACTTGATCAGGCTATCGAGAGAGTGCGGGAGATGATAGCCCGCAGATAAGCTTCACGTCCTGAGCATGACGTAAAACCGCTCTCCACTGCCCCGAATGGGGCTACCCTCCATTTTTTATCTCCCCTATGCGGCGGTACTGGCAGCCGCCGCAAATACAGTGATGCAGTCATATCTGGGGAATGACAACCCCCAGACTGCCGGTGCAACTCCGGCACACTGCCCCAGCATCTCCAATGTCATAGGTACTCCTTTCCGTGCGGCGGTATAGTACACCGCCGCATATCGGGCGATGCAGTCATGATGTGGGAATAATCATCCCACATCTTCCGGTGCAGCTCCGGAACGCCTTGCCATGCCCAGTTGCCGGCAGTCAGACAACGAACGGAATCCGTTGGCACACACGCAACAGCGACCACAGGCGGCTTATTACCTGTAGCTGCACGGTTATATATCGTCCCGTGATTACACGATACACCGTGCCGGTGCTTCTGGTGCATTGAGCAGATCAGTGCACTTCCACAAATAAATCAAGGGAGGAGGAAAAGAAATGGCTTTCTATTGTGAACAGGATTTCGTCACCGAAGAATGCCCGCACTGCGGCAAGGAAGTCACGGTATACTGGGACGAGGAGCAGGACGGACATGTCATGCACTGCCCATTCTGCGGTGAATCCATGCTGCTGTGCAGTATCTGTCCGGAAAGCAGCTGTGACTGGACAGAGGAACACGGCTGCAAGGTAGAACGAAAGGAGGTATCATCATGTCAAAACGATATTACTGGTTGAAACTGAAAGAGGACTTCTTTCGAGATAAGGTCATGAAGAAAATGCGGAAGATCGCAGGCGGTGACACCTATGTGGTCATCTATCTGAAAATGATGCTCATGAGCATTCAGACAGGCGGCGAACTCTACTTTGAGGGCATCGAAAACGACTTTGCGGACGAGCTGGCACTTGCACTGGACGAAGATGAAGAAAACGTCAGAGTGGCACTTGGTTTCCTGATGCGTTCCGGGAAACTGGTGGAAAAAAGTAAATCAGTTTACTTTATGCCGGAAGCCAGTGAAGCCATTGGCTCAGAAAGCAGCAGTGCGGAAAGAGTACGGAAATTCCGTGAAAAACAGAAGCAGGAGCAACTGGAAGCAGAAGTTACTGTTGCATTGCCCTGTACAGCAGAAACACCTGAACTGTTACAATGTAACACAGGAGAAACGCTTTGCAACGTTACAGGTAACGTAGAGAAGAGTAGAGAAGAGAAGAGAAGAGTAGAGTAGATAAGAGGGAGAGTATAGCGCAGCCGGACAAGCCGACTGACTCTCCTGCTCCTAAATCAAAGCGATTTGTAAAACCGACTCTGGAAGAGATCAAAGATTATTGTCAGAGCAGGCAGAATGGTGTAGATGCAGAACGCTTTTACGACTACTACGAATCCAACGGCTGGCGTGTGGGGAAATCTCCCATGAAAGACTGGAAAGCAGCCGTGAGAACGTGGGAGCGGAGTGAGTGGAACCGTGGAGGTGAAAAGTATGGAAGCAATTCAGAACCTGTTGCAGATCGCTGGGAAACAAAATTCTGATGCCGGAATCACACCGGAATCCTATGACAAGATGCGGTGTGACTGGTACAATCAATCACGGGGCAGCCTTACCGGATATGATTGCCCTAAGTGCCGGAACAAGGGCAGCATCGCCTACTTGCAGGACGGCGTAGAAATGCACCGTATCTGCGAGTGCATGGCGATTCGGCAGAATCAGTCCAACATCACACAGTCCGGATTGGCAGAAACGATACGCACCAAAACATTTGATGCATATCAGTGCAAAGAAGACTGGCAAACCGCACTGAAAGAAAACGTGATGCACTATGCGGAAAAGAACCGTTCGCAATGGCTGTATATCGGCGGACAAAGTGGAGCAGGCAAAACGCATCTGTGCACTGCTGTCTGTGGTGTCCTGCTCCAGAGAGGACTGCAAGTGCGGTATGAGATGTGGCAGACAATTTTTCGCGATTTAAGCCAATTTGCTACCCGACAGGAACGTTTTCAGCAGCTGACACAGGCACAAGTGCTGTACATAGACGACTTCCTGAAGCCAATCGGCGGCAATGTCAGTGATACAAATCCAAAAGAAATCAGCATTGCATTTGAGCTGCTGAATGAGCGGTATACCCGGAACATGGTCACTATCATTTCCAGTGAGCGCATCTTTCGGGATCTGCTGGCGGCAGACAAGGCGTTGGCAGGACGTATCAAGGAACGCTGCGGCGGGTATCTGTTCGCGATAATGAGAAGTGATGAAAAGAACTGGAGATTGAGGTGACGGCATGAAAGTATTGATTGCGTGCGAAGAATCCCAGAGGGTATGCACAGAATTTCGGCGGATTGGACATGAAGCATACAGCTGTGATATTCAGGAATGCTCCGGAGGTCATCCGGAGTGGCATGTTGTAGAAGACGCTCTGCAAATGCTTGAAAATGACATCGTGATTGTTACACTGGATGGCAAAACGCATTTTATTGACAAGTGGGATTTGCTGATAGCACACCCACCGTGCACATATCTCAGCAAATCTGGCGGAAATCGCTTGCGGATCAACGGAGTGCTACAGCAACAGCGGTATGAGCAGGGTTGCAAAGCCGCAGAGTTTTTTATGCGTTTTCACAATGCAAATTGTAAAAAAATAGCAATTGAAAATCCGATACCCATGAAGATTTTCAACTTGCCGAAGTACGATCAGATCATACAGCCCTGTTTTTTTGGTGATCCATGGCTTAAAACAACATGCCTATGGCTAAAAGGATTACCACGCCTTATTCCGAGCAATCCTGTTACGCCAACTGGCCGGTGGGTAAACTGCACCGACCATAGAAAAATCAAGAAAAATGACAGTTGGCACAAAAGTGGCGTAAGAAAAGCAAAGGACAGGGCAAAAACATTTTGGGGAATTGCAAACGCAATGGCAAGCCAGTGGGGCGGCAAAGATGATGCTGTGCGGCAGCTGATCTTTGACATAGAGTAGGAGGATACCCATGGAAATCAACGTACAGTTTGACCCGCCCCGTTCCACCGCCCAAGAAAAGCAGTACACTCAAAAAAACGGCAGAGTGATTGTATACGAAAGCAAACAGGCAAAAGCGGCGAAACAGCTGCTCCGGCTGGTGCTTGCACCGTATACGCCCAGAAAGCCGCTGACCGGAGCAGTGGCACTGTATGTCACATGGCGATTCCCGTACAAGGGAAAGACGCACGTTGACGGCGAGTATAAGACCACCCGACCGGACACAGACAATCTGAACAAAGCGTTGAAAGATGTCATGACCGGTTTGGGATACTGGAAAGATGATGCACTGGTAGCCAGAGAGCACATCGAAAAAATCTGGCACAAGGAACACCCCGGACTGTATGTGCGGATCGTGGACATTTCAGAAGCAATGGCATTAAGCCCAAAAGGACAAGAGAGGTGGTAACATGGGAAAACTGGTAGAACATCTGATGCGGTGTGCAGTATGTGGTGCTGTTCCCGTAATCAGCGATATTTATGAAATTGACCCTAGTGAGGGACATGATTACAAGCTGTTCTGTTCTAAATGCGGCGTGCATAACAGCACCGGCGAATGGTATGAGAATAAGTACAAGGCGTGTCTGGCTTGGAACAGACGGCAACAGGAAAATGAAACTGGGAAACGAAAAAAGCTTTCCGATCAAGTAACGGATAGCATTGCAACCGAAGCAATCAAGTCACTGTTCATCGCCGCTGAAACCATAGAAAAACTGCGGAAAGAAAAAGCAGAGCGAGAATGTGTCATAAAGCGATTGCAGCAATGGAGAATTAACTTGGCAATCAAAAGTCCGCTTGCAAATATCTCCGGCTTGTGTTGCGTGCATTGTGATCACAAAGATGAATACATCATCGAGTTGCAAGAGGAAAATGAGAAGTTAAAGCGGCTGCTGAAAATGGCAGCTGATGAACCTGAAAAAAGTGATGCGAAATCTGGAGGTTGACCATGACAGCACCATGCAAGAACTGTCCGAAGCGTGAAATCGGCTGCCATAGTATGTGTGACCGATATATCCGGTACGCAAAGCAGCGTGAGAAGATACGGGAGAATCGAAAGCAGGAGCAGCTTGCAGACCCGACCATATTTCTCGCAGAATCCGCCAGAAAAGTAAAATGGGATCTGTACAAGAAACGGAGGAAATAACATGGCGAAAAAGAAACCGCAGAAAGGCACGCTGAACTGGTGCATCAAGCAGGCAGCTGCCTACGGCGTAAGCTACGGAAGATACATGGCAGAATATTACGAACGAGATATGCAGAAAGGAGCAGGCAAATGCTGCAAGAAGAATTCAAAAGACTGACAGACAAACCGTTCACGGAAGAAGAATTTGAGAAGATCCACTATGTGTACATTTTTTACCCCGGCATTGTGACACATGCGGACATTGCTCTGATCTGGGCAATTGGCGGAATCCGCCTGATCGAGGACATGCTTCCCACAGCCCGAAAGATCGATGAAGCAGAACAGCGAGTGCGGGCAGCAAGGACAAGGTATGAAACTGCGAAAGAGCACTTGAATGCTGTGCTTTCCGGAGAAACCGAAGCATACCCGACAACAACAGAAGAAATCATGGTGCGGAGGTGAATGCGGTATGGGACAGATGACATTGACCCTTGTGCTGCTGATTCCGAGTGGACTGCTGATTGCAAAATGTCTGAGCAGAGCAGGCTGGAACAAGGCGGCTCTTGCTCTGCTTGGGGCGACTGTGATACTTGGGATAGCTGCACTGTTGTGGGGGTGAGATAAAATGAGCGGTGGAAGTCATGGATATATCTATTCAGCGATTCAAGATGAATTGTGCGGACAGATGAAAGATGCAGAACTGAATGACCTTATGCAGGATGTTGCGAAACTGGCACATGATCTGGAGTGGGCTGATAGTTGCGATATTTCAAAAGAAAGCTATTTTAAAACTGTGGAAGAATTCAAAGCAAAGTGGTTTTATACACCACGAGAAAAACGCTTAAAAGAATACCGAGAAAAACGCTTAAAAGAATACATTGACGAAAAAATCAAGCGAACTACAGAAGAACTTTACAGATTGGTTGGTAATGTAAAATAATCAAAAGAGCAGGCCGGAGGTGAAGCCATGACACAGGAACAGGCAAAGAAAAAAGAATGGCTGCAACGCTGCCTGCACGAAACACAGAAGCTGGAAGCCATGACGATGTGCGGCAAGTATACAGAAACAGAATGTTCCCAGACAGAGCAGGTCGTACAGCAGACACAGCGAGAGATCAAGTGTTGCATTGCCGCTCTGAACAATCCAGAACTGGAAGCTGTGCTGATTCGGCGATACATCGTATTCCAAAGTTGGGAACAGATCGCAGAGGAAATGCACTACTCTGTCCGGACGATATTACGCCGCCATACAGACGCTTTGGAAAAGTTGTCACTGAATGGCACTCGCTGTCATTGAATGGCAGTCCTGTTTTGTGTATAATGAGAATAGAAACCAAGATACCGGTACGGAAACGTGCCGGTATTTGTGTTAGGAGGATTGCAATGCAGGCGTTTGCAGAATCGTTCTACAAGTCCCGTGCATGGCGTGAATGCCGTGATGCGTATGCCGCATCAGTAGGCGGACTGTGTGAACCTTGCCTTGCACGAGGGCTGCACACTGCCGGCGTGATCGTACACCACAAGGTGCATCTGACACCGGACAATATCCATGATCCAGCTGTGTCCTTGTGCTGGGACAACTTGCAGCTGGTCTGCCGTGACTGTCATGCCGCACTGCACGGCGGCAAACGTTGCCGCATCAATGCAGACGGCAGCGTTTCGGCTCGTTGGTAGTCCCCCTATTCTGAAATTTGAGATACCCTCTTGGAGACCGATGGGTGGAGGTCAATTTTCCTCTCCATGCGTGCGTAAGGGGTGTGTCCGGAAAGGAGATGTCCGAAAGTGACCGTAAAGAACCGAATCCGAAAAGAAAACGCAAGACTGCTGAAACTGTATGCTGCCCTGCCTGCCAACAAGTTGGAGATCGTCACGCCGCTGATCCAGAATGCAGCGTTCCTGAAAGTCACGCTGGAAGATCTGCAAACCGAGATCAACAGTCAAGGATGTGTGGACACCTACCAGAACGGCAAGGCACAATCCGGCAAGAAAGCCAGTGCGGAAATCTCCGCCTACAACACTTCTCTGAAAAATTACACCACGATCATTGAGAAGCTGGACAAGATGCTGCCGCCGGAGCAGAAGAAATCCAAGCTGGACGCATTTGCAAATGACGAATGACATTTACGCCTACTATCAGCAAATCGAAGACGGCACGATCCCAGTTGGCGAATGGGTACGGCTGGCATATCGCTATGTGATACATGGATTGGAAAGCGGCGAGTTTACCTTTGACCAAAAGAAAGCTTCTCGTGCGATTCGGTTCATTGAAAGTTTCTGCCACCACAGTGAGGGTTCACTTGCACCGCAGCTGCTCCGGCTGGAACTGTGGCAGCGTGCCTGCGTTTCGGTCATCTTCGGCATTCTGGATCACAATGGCAACCGGCAGTTTCGGGAAGTCCCGATTGTTGTCGGGCGGAAAAACGGCAAGACACTGTTTTTATCCGGCATTGCTGTGTACTGTCTATTCATGGACGGCGAATATGGTGCCCGTATATTTTGCGTTGCTCCCAAGCTGGATCAGGCAGATATTGTCTATCACGATATTTGGCAAACCATTGCCAGCGAACCGGAACTAATGGATCTGATCAAGCGGCGTAAGTCTGACTACTATGTGGAATCCACCAACAGCAGCGTCAAGAAAATTGCATTTAACGCTAAGAAGTCTGACGGATTCAATCCGCATCTGGTCATCTGTGATGAGATTGCAAGCTGGCCTGGAGACACCGGATTGAAACAGTACGAGGTCATGAAGTCCGCATTTGGAGCCAGACGGCAGCCGCTGTTGCTGAGTTGTTCAACCTCTGGATACGTCAATGACGGCATTTATGATGAACTGATCAAGCGGTGCACCCGATTTCTGAAAGGCGACAGTAAAGAAAAACGGCTGTTTCCCCTGCTATACATGATCGATGACATTGAGAAGTGGAACGACATCAATGAACTGCGAAAATCCAATCCGAATCTGGGTGTTTCTGTATCGGTAGATTATATGCTGGAAGAAATCGCAGTTGCAGAGGGCAGCTTGTCCAAGAAAGCGGAATTTCTCACAAAATACTGCAACGTCAAACAGTCCAGTTCTCAGGCATGGCTAAAGGCAACGGCAGTGGAACATGCCTGCGGAAAGCCGCTGCATCTGGAAGAATTCCGGGGCAGCTATTGCGTTGCCGGCGTAGACTTGTCACAGACCACGGACTTGACAGCAGCAACGATCGTCATTGAAAAAGGCGGTGTGCTGTATGTGTTTGCAAAGTTCTGGCTGCCGCCGGAAAAACTGGAGGAAGCCACTGCACGGGACGGTGTTCCCTATCAGATCTATGTGCAGCGTGGCTTGCTGGAACTGTCCGGCGAAAACTTTGTGGATTACCATGACTGCTATCGTTGGCTGTGCAACATGATCGAACAGTATGAGATCTATCCGCTAATGGTGGGATATGACCGTTACTCTGCACAGTACCTGATTCAGGACTTGAAAACGTATGGATTCTGCACCGATGATGTGTATCAGGGTGACAACCTTTATCCGGTGCTGTTGGAAATGGAAGGACTGTTCAAGGACAAAAAAATTTGCATCGGTGACAACGACCTGTTAAAGCTGCATCTGCTGAATGCAGCAATCAAAATGAACAACGAACGAGGACGGGGCAAACTGGTAAAGCTGTCTGCCAACGCACACATTGACGGCTGTGCGGCTCTGGCAGATGCCTTCACTGTCCGGCAGAAATACTACGACCAATACGGCATACAGCTACAGAACGGAGCGTGAGTACATGGGGCTGTTTCAAAAATTATGGGGCAATCGTCCATCGAAATCCACTGCGGCAGCTGCATCGTATTTCCGCACACTGACCGGATATGCACCGGTATTCACCAACTGGCACGGGTGCCTATACGAATCGGCACTTGTGCGGTCTGCCATTGATGTCCGGGCAAGGCACATTTCCAAGCTGAAAGCAGACATCATGGGCACGGCAAAGCCCAAGCTGCGGACAAGACTGAAACAAAGTCCAAACGAGTGGCAGACGTGGGGACAGTTTCTCTATCGCCTGTCCACCATTCTGGATATGCAGAATACGGCGTTTATTGTCCCTGTGTTCGGATCATACGATGAAATCACCGGATACTATCCCGTGCTGCCGTCACAGTGCAGCATCATTGATGTACACGGCGAACCGTTTCTGCGGTATCGGTTTTCATCCGGTGAAACAGCAGCGGTGGAACTTCTCAGCTGTGGGATACTGACCAAATTTCAGTATCAAGACGATTTCTTCGGCAGCAGCAATGCGGCTCTGACTCCGACTATGGAATTGATCCACTTACAAAATCAGGCGATAACCGAAGCAGTTAAGAACAGCAACACCTACCGGTTCATGGCGAGAATCAACAATTTCACCAAACCGGAAGACCTTGCGAAAGAGCGAAAGCGATTCTCACGAGAGAATTTTGAAGCGGACGGCGGCGGAATCCTGTTGTTCCCGAATACCTACAGCGACATCAAGCAGCTGTCCCAAACGTCCTACACGGTAGACAAAGAGCAGGCTGCACAGATCCAGAACAACGTATACAGCTATTTTGGCGTGAATGAAGATGTGCTGCAAAGCAAGGCATACGGCGATGCGTGGCAGGCATTTTACGAGGGTTGCATAGAACCGTTTGCAATACAGTTTTCCGATGTGATGACGAAATGCGTCTACACACCTGTGGAACGTACAAACGGGAACGGCATCATGCTGACATCTAACCGGCTGCAATATATGTCCACCACAGAAAAGTTGAAAGTGGCATCTCAGATGATGGACAGAGGTGTCTTTTCTGTCAATGAAGTGCGTGAGATATTCAACGCATCGCCAGTGGAAGGCGGCGATGTCCGCACCATTCGTGGCGAATATAAACGCACAGAGGAACTGGAAGATACCGAAGAAAACCAGAAAGACGAGGTGGAGCAATGACAGAACAGGAAATGGAACAGCTGATGCAGCGGCTCAGCGCCGGACGGGAATACCGGATGATGCAGAGATTTTCCGTGCGCAGCAATTCTGGAGATGATTCCGGCATGATTGCAGACGGCTATGCAACAACGTTTGATCAGCCATATCTGCTGTATGATTTTGGAGACTACAAAGTCTATGAACAAATCGACAGCAGAGCGTTTGAGGATTGCGATATGTCTGACGTGATCATGCAGTATGATCATAGAGGCAGAGTGTTTGCCAGAACGTCAAACAAGACACTGGAACTCAACCCGGACAACATCGGGCTGTATTTCCGGGCAGATCTGTCCGGTACGACCATCGGCAATCAGCTGTACGAAGAAATCAAAGGTGGCTACACGACAAAAATGTCGTTTGGATTTGTAGTAGGAGAACAGAAATCGGAGTATGTGGAGGACAAGGAACACAACACCATCACGGTGACACGGACTATCACAAAAATCCGAAAGCTGTACGATGTCAGTGCAGTATCTATCCCTGCTAATGATGCCACACAGATCAGTGCACGCAGTATCTCTGACGGATTGATCAAGGAAATTGCGGCGGAGCGCAAAAAGGCACTGGATCACATACGCAAACGAAAAAAACTGGAACTCAAACTAAAAATTATGGAGGTATGAGATATGACACCGGAAGAAATCAGAGCATTGACTATCGAGGGCGTAGAGCAGCGCCTTGCTGCAATCCGCGTAGAAATGGAGTCTGAGAGCGCCGACATTGACGCACTGACAAGCGAGGTGGACGCACTGGAAGCACGGTTTACACAGCTGCATGACATGGCACAGCGCCGGGCACAGCTGAGAAGTCGTGTTGCGGCAGGCGCAGAAGGTACCGTCACCAGATCGTTCCCGTCTGACAGCACCGGCACGCCGGAGCAGTCTTACAATCGCAGCAGCCCGGAATACCGCACAGCATGGCTGAAAAACATGGCCGTGCGTGACGGTGTGCATCTGCTGGGCGAAATGACCAAGCAGGAACGTGCGGCATATACCATGACTACTGCAAACACTGCTGCACCTGTCCCGACAGAGATCATGAACCGCATTGTTGACCTGGTACAGTCGTCTACTGCAATCTATTCCGATGCTACCAAGTCCGGCATGACAAGCGGTTTTGCAATTCCCCGAATCAAGGCTATCAAACAGGGTGATGCCAAAGAAACTGCCGAAGGTGTGGCAAACGATGACGAACAGGACACATGGGATCAGCTGTCTTTGGATGGCGTAGAAATCAAAAAGCATCTGGTCATCACCAGAAAGATGACATGGCAGTCTATTGCTGCATTTGAAACATGGATCGCAGAACATCTGGCACGGCGTATCGGTAATGCAAAGGACAAGCGTTGCATCACACAGCTGGACAGCACCACCTATGGCATTGACACCGGGAATGTGCTGACCGATCAGGCATACGATGATGCGGCGATCCGTAGCATTATGGCAAAGATAAAGGAAGAAGGCGTAAGATGCGTCTATGCCAACAGCAACACTGTATGGAACGGTTTGTTTGGCATTCAGGACGCAAACAAGCGACCGATCTTCCTGCCAGATCAGACAAGTGATCCGAAAATTGCAGGCTATATCTATGGTGCAGCCGTCAAGATCGATGAAAATGTAGCGGACAACACTGCTTATGTCGGCGTACCGTCCAGTCTGTTGGCGAACAACTTTGAGGAGCTGTACATCTCCAATCAGCAGGAATCAAAGACGTTCAACACTGTCGTTGGCGGTTATTCCCTGTTTGATGCCGGTCTGGAAAATCCCAAGGCATTTGTCAAGGTAACATTCAAAACCACTGGCGAATGAGGAGTGATGCACCATGGCAATGCTGGATAAGGCAAAGTTGTCACTGCGTGTCTGCACCGATGCGTTTGACGATGAAATCCTAGATCTGATCACAGCGGCAAAGCTGGATTTGGGCATTGCCGGTGTATCAGAAACCGAAGAAACAGACCATCTGGTCAGTCGTGCCATTGTCACCTACTGCCGGATGAATTTCGGACAGCCGGACGATTACGACCGACTGAAAGCATCCTACGATGAACAAAAGGCACAGTTGTCCATGGCTACCGGATACACAGATTGGAGGGATTCGAGTGGATCGCAGTGATGTACTGATTTTGATCCGGCAGAGTATCTCCAAGGGTGCAGACGGCATTCAAAAGCAACAGGACGAATCCAAGCGACAAGTATTCTGCAATGTGTCCAGTGTATCCGGTATGGAGTGGCTGGAAGCCGGCAGGAACGGTATTAAGCCGGAATACCGGTTCACCGTATTTGCACCGGACTATGCCGGCGAAACAGTCTGTGAGTACAACGGCAGCCGCTACAGCGTATACCGAACGTACCAAGGGAAAAACGACACACTGGAACTGTATGTCAAAAAGAAAGGCGGTGTGCAGCCATGAGCCATATGAAAGGCAGCGTCAACTACGGACAGGTGGCTGATGAAATCGCACAGATTCTGGCAGACTACGGCGATCATGCCGTAAAGGTGCTGAACGAAGAAGCCGAAAAATCCGGTGAAGCCTGCGCAAAGGCACTGCGGAAAAGTTCCCCGAAAGGCGGATCAAAGCGGAAACCGTACCGAAACGGCTGGACGTGCAAACTGGTAGACCGCAGAGGAACTGGCAGTCTGATCAAGACGGCAGTTGTCCACAACAAGAACAAGCCGCAAATTGCCCATCTGTTGGAATACGGACACGCAAAGCGGAATGGCGGCATGGTAGACGGCATCGAACATATCAGACCGGCAGAAGCAGAGTATACTGAAGAATTTGTAGAGACCGTAAAGCGGCGATTGGAGAACGGCACATGACCTATGAATCTATCAAATATTTGCTTGATGCAATTGGTCTGCCGTACACCTATCATCACTGGGACGAAGAAAACGTACCGGAATTGCCGTGGATCGTGTTTGACTATCCGGAACAGAATGATTTTCTTGCAGACGACAGCGTTTACCAGAAGATCACTGCCCTGCAAATAGATTTGTATACCGACAGAAAAGACTTGCAAACAGAAGCAATGGTGGAACAGGTGCTGGAACAGAACGGCATTGTGTACACCAAGGAAGAAACCTATATCGCATCGGAAAAGATGTATGAAATCACATACGAAACGGAGCTGATTATCAATGGCTAATACCCCAAACAAAGTGAAATACGGTTTGGAAAACGTTGTCTACGCCAAAAAGACAGTGAGCGAAGCAGGAGAAATCACCTATGCAACACCGGTCAAAATTCCGGGTGCTGTCAACCTGTCCATGGATGCCAATGGCGAACCGGAGAACTTCTACGCAGATGACGGCGTGTATTTCGTTATCAATAACAACAACGGCTATGACGGTGATTTGGAAATTGCAATGATTCCGGAATCATTTGCTACAGACATCCTGAATCAGACCAAGGACAAGAATGGCGTGCTGATCGAGAATGCTGATGCACAGCTGGAAGAGTTTGCACTTGGATTCCAGTTCAAGGGCGACCGTAAGCACATCCGACACTGGCTGTACAATTGCAGTGCTTCCCGTCCGTCTGTGGCAGGCAAGACCACAGAAGCCACAAAGGCACCGCAGACAGATACGCTGAAATTGTCTGCAACACCGTTGCCGAACGGATTGGTAAAGTGCCGTTCCGGTTCTGAAACCACTGCTGACGTATACAATAGCTGGTTTGGCAAAGTATACATGCCCGACACAACCACGGAGGTACAGACGACAGAATGAATGTAAAAATTGATAAGGGCATGACCAAGGAAATCATGATTGATGGTGTTCCGGTACTGTTCCGTGCAGATGCATCTATCCCCCGTCTGTATCGTATCCACTTCGGGCGTGACGTTTTTGCAGATATGGGAGAATTGATAAAGCAGGTTGCACCGAATAAAAACGTAGAAGAAATCGCAAAGCAGAATCCGGAAGAACTGGAAAAGAGCGTAGACTTCGGCGAAATGAATACGGAAGCACTGGAAAATATTGCGTATATCATGGCATATCACGCTGATCGAGAAAATACAGCGGACAATATTGAGGACTGGCTTGCACAGTTTGGCATTATGTCTTTGGTAAAAGTTTTGCCGCAGATTCTGGAACTGTGGGGAATCAACACACAGTCCACCTCAGATGTAAAAAAAAAGAAAGACCCATTGACCGAGAAATAAATACCGCATTGTTTCTCCTGCGGTGTACGCAAATGGGACTGCATATGACAGATCTAAGTCTGCTGACCATCGGCATGGTGAGTGATATGATAATAGAATCCTTGAACGATTCTTACGATTATCCTAGCCTTGCGGTGCAGGCAGACTTTGATGCTTTTTAGGAGGTGAAATCATGGCAGGAAACGGAAATCAAAAGATTCGTGGCATTACAATTGAACTGGATGGTGATGCGTCTGGTTTGATGAAATCGCTGTCTGACATTGGAAAAAGCCTGCGATCTACGCAGTCACAGCTGAACGATGTCAACAAGCTGCTGAAACTGGATCCCGGCAATATGGAACTCATTGCACAAAAACAGCGGTATCTGGGTGAAATGACAGAACAAACCGCAGAAAAGCTGGAAAAGCAAAAAGAAGTTCTTGCACAGCTGAAAGAGCAGGCGGCAAAAGGTGTAGACAATACAGATCAGCAAAACGCTATGCAGCGTGAAATTATTCAGACAACAAAATCTCTGGAAAAGCTGAAAGATGATCTGCGGAATCTGGACAGTGGCAGCGGTGTCAATGAAATTACAGAGGATATGCGTGATGTGGAGCAATCCGCAGAACGTGCTGCACAGAGCATATCAGAAATGGATAATGCCGCAGAGCCGGCAGCAGACAGTATGCAGGACATGGCAGATGCCGCAGACAAGATGCAGGAAAGCATTGACGAAGCTGGAGAAACGCTGAAAAGCAGTGCATTTATGGACGCATCTGAAAAACTGTCCGGCGTGGCAGATAAAATCGTGGAAATTGGCAAAGCGTCTATGGACGAATTCAATGAAACGGAAAATGCCACCAGAAAAGCGGTATCCTACTTTGGAGAAACAGGAACGGCAGCAGAAGAAACAGCAGACATTATCCAAGATGTATACGGCAATGGTGTTGGTGACAGCATGGACACCGTGGCAGATTCTGTGATTACAGTTAAGAAGAACTTTGAAGATCTGTCCAAGGCAGACCTCACACATCTGACTGAGGTCGGAACCACACTGGAAGAATCCTATGGAATTGACCTGTCAGAAACCATGCGTGGTGTCAACAGCCTAATGGAGCAGTTTGGCTTGACATCAGCTGAGGCTCTTGACTATGTGGTCAAAGGCACACAAAATGGACTGGACAAGACAGATGAACTAGGCGATAATCTTTCGGAGTATGCCGGAAAGTTTGCACAGGCAGGATACTCTGCAAGTGATTATTTCCAACTGCTGAGCAACGGTCTTGACAATGGTGCGTATAATCTGGATAAGGTCAATGATGCGATCAACGAGGTCACAAACCGCATTGCAGACGGTACGATTGAAAAGAACCTAGATTCTTATTCTGACCAAACCAAACAGTTTTTTGAAGCATGGAAAAACGGAAACGGCACACAAAAGGACGTTATTGACAGCATTGTCAGCGATATTAGCAATGCCACCACACAACAGGACAAGCTAAATCTTGCCACAACAGCATTTGGCACAATGGCGGAAGACGGCAGCCTGAAATTTATCACCGCACTGACATCTGTTGGGGATACATACAAAGATGTCACAGGTGCAGCCACAGACTTTTACAATCAGTCTACCACCCCAGCACAGATGCTGGAAGCAAATCTCCGCACGCTGCGTCAGGCACTTGTCCCCATTGGCGAAGCACTTATGACCGGATTGAATACAGTTCTTCCGCCAATAACTACGTCAGTCAAATTTTTAGCAACAATTTTTGGAGCAATGCCAGATTCCATGAAAGCTTTTGTTGCAATACTTGCTGGGTTAATTGTTGCTATGGCGAAAATTGCACCGATTATTACCGCCATATCCGTAGCCAATACTGCACTTAACATCTCACTTGGTCCGGTGTTGCTGATTATTCTGGCAATTGCGGCAGCCATCGCTGCGGTGATTGCTGTTGTAAAACACTGGGATACAATCAGCACATGGCTGTCTGACACATGGAACACGCTTGCAGAAGATGCACAAATCACCTGGGACAACATTTCTACCTTCTGGTCTGACACATGGGACACGATCAAAGAAAAAGCTTCTCAGACATGGGAAAACATTTCTGAGGGGGCTGCGATTTTCTGGAACAACTTTTCTACGTTCTGGGCAAATTTCGGACTGACAATTTACACCAGCACTGCATCTGCATGGGAAAGTGTGAAAACGTATCTGTCAAGTACATGGAACAATCTGGTTACATTTGGTGCGGCATCATTTCTGACCTTGCGAAATTCTGTCAGCACAACATGGAGCAATATCAAGTCACAGACATCTGCCACGTGGGACAATGTAAAATCAACGATTTCCAATGCCATGGGAAATGCGTACAGCACAGTATCAAGCCATGCATCTTCCATGTACAGTGCGGTATCCACCCAGTTCAGCAACATTGTCAGCAGTGCTGCATCTGCGGCTGTAGGCGTGTATAACCACATTTACAGCGGCTTTGAAAGTGCATGGAGTTATATCACCGGACTGCCTGCAAAGGCGTTCCAGTGGGGCAGCGACCTCATTGACGGATTTGTCGGCGGCATCGAAAGCTTTATTCACAAGGTGCACGAAGCAGCCGGCGAAGTCGCTGACATTATCAAGCAGTATATCCACTTTTCCCGTCCAGACATCGGACCGCTGCGAGATTATGAGAAGTGGATGCCGGATATGATGCAGGGATTGGCAGACGGTATCCGACAGAATCAGTATCTTGTGGCAAATGCCATGCAGGGACTTGCCGGAACAATGGCAATTGCAGCTCCAAGCGTGCCGATCAGCACACAAAGCATGGCAATCGACACAAGTGGCATATCCTCTGCGATACGCTCTGCATTGGCAGCGGGACAGTACAGCGGCGACACTGGTGATACGATCATACCGATTTATCTGGACGGCAGTAAAATTTATCAGGCGGTTGTCACACAAGAGCAGCGAATGAAATACCGTTCCGGAGGAAGATAATATGCTGGGAAAATACCTGGAACTAAACGGCGTACAGCTGCCGAATCCACAGAAGTGGAAAGAAAGCCACGATGTAGTAGAGAACAGCAAGGAAACCGAAGCAGGAACTACTGCAACAATCATCACACGCTATGACAAGCTGAGCGTATCCGTAAGCTATCAGTGCAGCTCTGCATTTGCAAACCAATTGTATGCCCTGAGCATCAAAGATACACTGACGATGCAGCTGAAAGGCGACACGAAAGAAAGCCGCACAGTCATGATTCGGGATTTTGAAAAATCTTTGGAAAGTGGCTCTGAACGCACCGCCAGAACAGACGGTTTATGGAATGTCAGCTTCACAATCGAAGAACTATGATAAAGGAGGTGCTGTGCCGTGTATGCGGTATCTCAAAAATACAAAGCAGCCATGAAACAACCGGTACAGCAGTTCCGCATACGTGGCACGATCGACAACAACAGGGGCACAGTGCTGTCCTTTACGGATAAAAACGTCCTGAGTTTCCGCATTGCCAATCAGTGCACTGCTTCCAGTACGCTGAAAATCGGAGGTGTATATGTCGGCGAACTTTCGGCGGCATTTACAGGACTGCCTGCATGGTTTCGCTGGAATCCCTATCGGGAAGGCACTGTGATCACGGCATACATATCCAGACGACTGGCTGATGACACATGGGAAGAAATTCCCTTGACACCTTACACGATGTCTACCATGGAAAAAACAGCGTTCGGCTGGGAAACCGTTGCTTATGATAACATGTCCAAGCTGGATAAGACATATGACGGACAAGCATTTTCCGGCAGCATCTATGACATGGCAACACTGGCATGCAGCTTATGCGGCATAGAGTTCGGCATGACCAGAGCCGCCGTACAAGCACTGCCTAATGGTACATACAGCTATTTTGTGCTGTATCCGGAAAACGACATTGACACCTACCGTGACATCATCTCCTATCTGGCACAGCTGATTGGCGGATTTGCTACCATTGACCGCAGCGGAAAGCTGGTCTTTCGCTGTTTCTCCACGGCAGCCACAGACACGGTTTCCAGCGAACACCGGCTGACCGGAGCAAAGTTCTCTGACTTTCGAACGGAATACAACCGTATTATCTGCTATGACAAAGTGCAGGAAAAACAGTTGTACTGTAAGGTACCGGAGCTGGTCGGCACCTATATGGACTTAGGCACCAACCCATTTTTACAATACGGATTACCTGCCAAGAAAACGGAACTCCTGCAAACGATACTCTATGCACTGACAAGCTACAGCAGCGATGATGCGACATCAGACACCGCCCATGCCCTGCATTACACGCCGTTTACTGCATCAATGTTTGCCGACCCCGCCTATGATCTAGGCGATGTGATTGCGTTTACCGGTGGCATTGCACCTGATGATACAATTGGCTGCATTATGTCATACACGTGGACATATCACGGGGAATATGAGATTGCCGGATATGGCAGCGACCCAACCATAGACTGGGCGAAGTCTGCCGAAGACAAGGCTCTCAGCGGGTTAAGCAGTACACTCGATGCACAGCAGATGCACTACTACAACTACACCAACGCCGCCAGAATCTTCA